CTTATGTTTAGGCGCAGAAAGATTGCCCAGAACGGCCTTGACCTCTTTAGACAAGAGTATCCATCTGAACCAGATGAAGCCTTCCTGACTACTGGCCGTCCAGTGTTCAACCCTGATCAAATCACAAAATCTTTAGATAAAACTTTAGATCTACAAGAGCGTCTAGCTCTAGAGGGTGATGAGTGGCTTAACAATGCTAGAGGTGAGCTTAGTACTTACAGGAAACACCAAGAGGGCGAACAGTACGTCATAGGCGCTGATGTCGCTATGGGTGTCAGAGGTGGTGACTACTCAGTAGCTCAAGTTCTTGATTCTAAGAAAAGACAAGTAGCGATATGGAGAGGCCATGCTCACCCAGATTACTTTGCTGAAGTTCTTTTTGCATTAGGAGAATACTACAACGAAGCCTACATCTGCGTTGAGAACAACTCTCATGGAATCTTGACTTGTACTAGGTTAGGCAAAGATATGGCTTACCCTAATTTCTATACAGAAACTCAGATAGACAAACTCACTGACAGAGAAACTTTGAAGCTAGGTTTCACTACAACAGCAAAAACAAAACCTTTAATTATTGATCAACTACGTGCCTCGATGAGAGAGGAAGAGTTAGAACTTAATTGTAAGGTAACTTTAAGAGAAATGCTGACTTACATCGTTACAGAAAGCGGTGCAATGCAGGCAGAGGCAGGATGCTTTGATGATTGCGTTATGTCTCTAGCTTTAGCAAATCATGTACATACTGGTGCTTGGAACCCAGTGGAATCCACAGACTCATTTTATATTGAGATGGTTTAATTATGGCAAAGAAAAAAGACTACAAGAAACTCTCTGACACAGAGATAGTCGCTATCGTAGATGACAATGTTGGACGATCCGTTGGCTACCACGACAGCGAACTTAGCCGTGAGCGATCTAACGTAATGGAGTACTACACAGGCGCAAAGCCTAAACCTATCCATGACGGTAACTCTAAGTATGTGTCTTTAGATGTTTATGATGCAGTCGAGTCAATGAAGGCCGCACTTTTAGAAACATTCTCAGCAGGGAACAAGGTTGTACATTTTGCACCACAGAATGCTGATGATGTAAAAATGGCGGCTGTTTGCTCGGCTTACACTGACTATGTAGCCCACAGGCAAAACGATTTATATTCTGTTATGTCATCAGTTATACATGATGGACTTATAGCAAGAGCAGGGATAGCAAAGGTGTTCTGGCAAGAGCAATCTGAAACTGTTTCTGAATTCTTTGAGAACATATCTGAAGACGAGTTAGACATCCTTCTGTCAGAGCCAAATGTTGACTTAGGTGACTATGAGCAAGATGAGTTTGGTCTTTTCTCTGGAGAAATATTAGTCAACAGGGATACAAGCCAAGTCATTGTTGAGAACATTGCACCAGAAGAATTCCTAATTGAATCACAGCCAAAGTCTCTGGATAGCGCGTTGTTTTGCGCCCATAGAACAAAGAAAACTTTGTCTGACTTACGGCTTGATGGTTACCCAGAAAAACTGATTAATAAAATAGGTGATCACTCTGATGTCACAATGGGAACTGACTTAGAAGTCTTATCTAGACATGACACTATCAATAATGACAGAGGGTTTAATGCCCACGGATACCAAGACCAAGTAAGAGAAGTCTTAGTCTATGAAATCTACATGGAACTGGATTGCGAAGGGACGGGAGTTGCAGAACTCTATAAGATAATAAAAGCCGGAAATGTGCTTCTCGATAAAGAGAAGGTAAATAGAAAACCATTTGTTACGTTTGTTCCGCTTCCGATCCCTCACGCTTTTTACGGTAATAACTTTGCTGACAAGCTAGTTGCCACACAGAATGCTAGAACAGTACTCACACGTTCTATCCTTGATCACGCAATGATTACAAATAACCCTAGATACACTGTATTGAAGGGTGGTCTTAGCAATCCTAGAGAGCTTATTGATAACAGAGTAGGCGGCTTAGTCAATATAACTAGACCTGATGCTATTGCACCAATGATGCAAAGCCCTCTAAACCCATTTACGTTCCAAACAATACAAATGTTGGACGAGAACAAAGAGGACACTACTGGTGTTAGTAGGCTGTCTCAAGGTTTAAACAAAGATGCTATAAGCAAGCAAAATAGTGCGGCTATGGTTGAGCAGTTAGCCACTATGTCTCAGCAACGTCAAAAAATCATTGCGCGTAACTTTGCTAATCAATTCCTTAAGCCTTTGTATCAGACTATCTACCAGCTATGTATTGAAAATGAAGCCGAACAAAAGATAGTAGAGATCAGTGGTGAGTATGTACAGATTAACCCAAGTGATTGGGCTGACAAAAGAGATGTAACAGTGGAGCTTGCCCTTGGCTACGGTGAGCAAGATCGTGAAGCTCAAAAGTACATTGGTATGCACCAGACATTCCAATCTGATCCTGCTCTACAAAAGATGTACACCCCCCAGAATCAATACCAGCTTATATCCAAGGTAATGGAACTCTCAGGTATTAAAAATGTAGCTGAATACTTGACTAGCCCAGATCAATTGCCACCAGAGCAACCTGATCCGGCACAGGAACTTCAGTTAGAAATGATGAAGAAACAGCTTGAAGTCCAAGAGCGTCAAACTGCACTTGGAGAGATGAAAGCTCAAATGGATGTACAAAATGCTCAAATGAAGATAGAGCTTGAAAAGATGAAGGCAGAGAACACCTTTGCTATTCAAAGTGACAATGTTGATCTCAAAGAAGCTCAACTTAACCATAAGAAAGTAATTGATAGTGCTGAACTTGTCCTTGCTCAACAGGCAGACGAGATAACGGCTATCGCAAGCCCGAATGGATAACCCATTCACCAACCTAAGCCCTTGAAGGAGAGCTAAAATGAACGATGAGCAATTAGTAAATTTAGGAACAGACGCAGAGACTTTGTTAAACACAGAGACTTTTACTAGGACTGTAAACATGATGGTAGATGCGACAGTACAAGCATTCTTGTCATCAGCACCCGATGAAGAAGACAAGCGTACTGAAGCCTACGGTCACTACAGAGCCATAGTTGATATCGTAAATACTCTACGTCAACAAGTAGAAGTACGAGATCAAATTGATGCTAAAGCTAACGAAGATCAAGCAGAAGAAAACGAAGTAATCACAACTGAAGAGGAGTAAGCACCATGTCCCAGGATAACGTGCAAAATGCTTTTAACTCAGGTACTACCGCATTGGATATGGATAGTGCGGCAGAGGCCATTTTAGGTAACTGGAAAGACGCTGATGACAAAGATCAGCTATCTGAAGAAGGTAGTCTAGAGGCAACAGAGGAAACTACTGACGAGACTGAAGTAGAAGAATCTGTAGATGAAATAGAGGTAGATGAAGAAACTGAAGAAGAAGAAGCTGAGTCTGAAGAAGACCCTGACGAAGAAGACACTGAAGATGATGAAGAAGAGGCAGTAGAGGAAGAAGAAGTCAGTTTATCTGATGATACTATTGTTGAACTTGTTGTTGACGGTGAAACTAAGCAGGCATCTTTAAAAGATCTTAAGCGTCTCTACGGCCAAGAAGCATCCCTCACTCGAAAGTCTCAAGAAACAGCAAACCAGAAAAAAGAAGCTACTGAAGCTCTGCAACGTGCAGATGCGTCATTACAAGCTATGCTTAAACGCGCTGAAGAACGCTACAAGCCATACGAAGAAGTCGATATGTTAGTTGCCTCACGGCAAATGAACCCCGATGACTTTGCGGCTTTACGTGCTGAAGCGAAAGCGGCAGAAAGCGATCTAAAGTTTCTCAAAGAAGAAGCTGATAGTTTCTATGGTGAACTGCAACAGAAACAAGTAGTGCAACAGCGTGAAAGCGCCAAGCAGTGCATTGAAGTTCTCCAAAGAGAGTTACCCGATTGGAATACTAATTTATACAATGACATTCGGAAACACGCTATTAGTAATGGCTTACCTGAAGATCAAGTTAATCAGTACACAGACCCTAATGTAATTATGCTTTTGCATAAGGCAATGATGTTTGACAAGTCTAAGAAGGTAGCCAAAACAAAGAAAGCTAACAAAGCACCTACAAAGATACTCCGAAGTAAGAAAGCACCGCCAACTAAAACTGATCAACGAATCAGCAAGCAGAAAGCCGCGCAAGAAAAACTTAGGAATAGTCCAAGTAGAGGTAATGACATAGATGATATTGCAGAAGCATTGATGGCTAATTGGGATGTTGGATAACCCTTTTTAAATCTTTCTACAATAAGGAAATAAACTATGACTACCTTAGTCACATACAACATGGTGGGAGTTGCGGAAGATGTATCCTCAACAATCGCCAACATATCACCTAAATAGTTGGGTCGCTATAGAGTAATCTATAGTTGTAACTAGGAGAATTGCTGGGAACTCGTAGTAGCTGTGGTGGCTACCGACAATCAGCATCCGAGCCTCGCAAGAGGAAGGTTCAACGACTATCCCGAAAGGGAGTACACTCAAGTGAGTGGAAGCACCTAGCCCCTCTAAAAAGAGGGTGAAGATATAGTCTGATCTGTATAGAAACATACAGCAGTCCCTAATAGGGACGGAGTAGGAAATAACGAGCCTACTTGAACGTAATTGAGCGCAACACCATTCCAATCACTAGTCAAAAGCGAGAAAGTACACTCACGTACTTTTGAGTGGCTTGAAGACTCTCTACGTAGTGCGGCTAATACAGCGTTAGTAGAGGGAGCAGACAGCTCAATGACTGCTGTTGGACAACCTACAACTCGTTCTAACACAACTCAAATCGTTGGTGAATCATTCCAGGTATCTGCTACTTCTGATGCCGTTAAGACTCACGGTAGAGCGAAAGAAACCGCGTTAAAAATGTTGTGCGCGGCCTAAATCATGTGAATTCATGGGAAGCCTAAGTCGAAAGATATGGTAATCATGAGCCAAGCCTCAATTCTTGAGGAAGGTGCAACGACTATTCCGTAAGGAAGTACACCCAAGTGGGTGGAAGCGCATGACCCTGTTTATACAACAGGTGATGATATAGTCTCATCTAATGTGAAAGCATTAGCAGTCTTAAGGATAAAGACGGTTCAAGAGTAACGACCTTGAGCGAAGATTTGCGAATGACAACCTCGCAAAAGTACTAAAGCAAGTTAAGCTCGATGTAGAAAAGTCTATGATCGGTGTTTCTCAAGCGGCTGTAGCAGGAAGTGCATCTGCGGCTCGTAAAATGGCATCTATTGACCAGCAGATCTCTACTACTGTAGATGCTGGATCAAACTCTACTGATGCTCTTACTGAAGCCAAGCTACTTGAGTTGGGACAGACTTGCTACACCAACGGTTCTGATCCTTCAGTACTGATGATAAAGCCTGCTGATTCTACTATCATTGCAGGATTTGCTTCTAGTTCAAACCGTCAAAGAGATTTGGCTGATGCTAAAACTTTAGTCAATTCTATTGACGTATTGGTAACAAGTTTTGGTACATACAAAGTAATCCTCAATCGCCTAAATCTAGCTACCAATGCTTACCTCATTGATCCTTCAATGTTCAAGCAATGTGTACTACGTCCGTTTACACGTACGCTTTTAGCCAAAACTGGTGATAGCGACAAGCACATGGTCGTGGGTGAAGTATCTGTGAAGCACTCTCAGTTTGGAGATAGCGGAATGATCACTGGACTTTCTTAAGTCCTAAGTAGTAATTGGGGGTGTTGCTAGAGATAAGGGTTTTGCTCTCCTTAACTTATCTTTGGCTTCACCCCCATTTTATTTTTAATAGGAGAAGCAAATGCAAGACAAACAAAACAAATTTTTCGATGTGCAAAATACTGTGCTATTTGATAATGACCCAAAGAATTTCACAATCAAACACTCACAGCACATCCCACAGTCTTTTTTAGAGAACATAAGAAACCAAAGAGATAACTCCCTTAATCAGAATGAAGGTGAGTTTATGCGTGTTGCCTCAGTGCCAGTGGCAGTCCATGAGCAGTGGCTACGCGAAGGTTTCGACATGATGAAAGAGACTCCCAAGGCCATTTTAATGCGCCTTAAGCAACAAGACCTTGATGCCTTTATCACAACCAAAAAACAGGTATAACCAATTATGAACTATGGAAGTATCAGAACTCATTTTAAAGCGGTGTTGAATCGCTCAGATATTACGGACGCACTTGCTGACACTTTCATTGATCAAGGCATTGCGAGAATCCAAAGAACACTTAGGATTCCATCAATGGAGGCAAAGCATACTTACAACATTTCCTCTTTGATTAATCAGGTAGTACTACCCTCTAATTTCTTAGAAGCCATAGATATTTACTACGATAACAGGGTACTAACTCGCATTCCTATGACAGAGATGCAACAGCTTAAGGATGCTAACCAAAGCGGAAACCCATTGTACTTTGCAAGAGAGCAGTCCTCCCTTTTGGTTTACCCTTATCCTACAAGTGGGAACTTAACACTTAATTACTACGCTCAATACCCAGAGATGACTACTGATTCTTCTGAGACACTTTTGTCACAGATTGCACCAGATTTAATTATCTATGCGGCTCTAACTTATGCATCTGACTACTATCTGGATGAGCGTACAGAAGTGTTTGAAGGTAAATACTTACAGTTTATGACTGAGCTTCAAGAGCAAGCTAATGATCAGGAGCTTACTGGTTCATTACAGAGTATTCGTCCGTCTTACAATCTTGACTACTAGGAGGTTTTACAATGGCTAAATCCTCCTTCTTTAGTAGTACAGGTATTACAGCAACAAACACAAACGTCATACAAGCCTCAGTAAACGAAGCGGCTAATAGTGCAACTTTGGCTGAACAAGCATTTGATGCTTTTGATGATAGATATCTAGGGCAAAAAGCATCGCCTCCCTCTACAGACAACGATGGAAATCTACTGGTTTCAGGAACCTTGTACTTTGACACTTCTCTTAATGAAATAAGAATTTACAAAAGTAACTCAGGTTGGGAAGCATTGACAGCGGCAGGATCTTTACAGATAGCCAACAACCTGTCTGACCTAAATAATACAGAAACCGCAAGAAGCAACTTGTCTCTAGGAGATTCTACCCAAGACACTTATTACATAAAGTCCAGAGCCTCCTCTGGTACAGCTATAAAAGTCGAAGGCACTATTGAGGCTTCAGGTAGCATGGATGCAACGGCTTACAAAAGAAGTGGGACTACCTTTTTAGATCCTACTGGCTCACTGACTAACGTCACTTTAGACGCAGGAAACTTTTAATAACTTAGACAACAACATCAAATGAGGCTCTCCCCCCATGTCCCAAACAATCAAAATCAAAAGAAGTACAGGCTCCTCTGCACCTTCAACACTTGCAAATGGTGAGTTGGCCTATCTAAATAACTCTACAACTAAAAAGCTCTACATAGGCCGTCCTGGTGGAGGCACTGGTGACATAGATATTATTGGTGGTAAGTACTACACAGATGTTATTGATGCAAGGACAGCTAACTCTGTAGTTGCTAATGCAACGACTAATACCTCTAGTAGAACATACAAGGTACAAAAAGATAGCAACGACCATTCTGTTGTAAACGTGCCTTGGGTTGATACTAACACTGTATACACTTTACCTCTAGCTTCAAGTACTACTAGAGGCGGTGTAAAAATTGGCTACACAGAAAGTGGTAATAATTATCCTGTTGAGCTTAGTTCTGAGAAGATGTATGTCAATGTCCCTTGGACTGACACCAGTGGTGACAACAAGTTACCGCTTGCTGGTGGAACCTTAACTGGAGATATATCTTTTGGTGATAACGTAAGAATTAAAATGGGCGCTCAAACTGGTGGTGACTTAAATATCTACCATGATGGTACTAATTCAGTTATCCAAGATAGAGGTACAGGAAACTTACAGTTACTTGCTAATGATTTAGAAGTAAAAAATTCTCAAGGTAACACTTTTTTCCAAACGCATAGTGACGGAGAAACAACTTTTAGCGCTGGTTCATCAGAGATTTTAAAACTCTTGGTCGGTAACGATAGCGCAGTAAGAGCCGATACTAATATACGAATAAACAGTTTAAATGGTAAGTTTCAAACAGGAGGGGTAGCTGTTGCTGATAGTGGCCAAGGAGCAGAGTACTGCTTTGAAATGTTTGGCTCTACTAATAGTTCAGCTACAGATCACCATGGTAATGTTAAAGTTAAAGGTGGTGGAGATTTAAAACTTACTACTGACAGCACTTCTAAAACTCAAGTTACCGCTGGTAAGTTTCAATTAGCTAGTGGTACAGACATCAATGAGTTTAGCATTGATACTGATCTTGCAGGAGAGAGTGACGATGCAGTACCTACTGAGAAAGCAGTAAAATCTTATGTAGATGGTAAATTAGGAAACTTTACTTTCAGTGGCGATACAGTAAAAACCTCTGGCTCTACGATGACTCTTGACCCTAGCACTGACGGTGCAGGAGGGACAGTAAAAATAGAGGGTAATCTTACTGTAACAGGTACTACAACAACTATAAATTCCAACACTGTTAGCGTTGGTGATTCGATAATCCAATTAAACACTGACCTACCTCACAGCACTACAGCCGCAGATGGTGGCATTGAAGTATATCGTGGGCAAGTCGGTGGTGATGGTTCAAATGAAAGGGTACACGCGAACATTCTTTGGGATGAAAGTGTATCAAAATGGACTGTAGATCAAGCCACAGGCACAGCTTCAGCTATACTAACTGCCGCTAATTGGGGCTCTGAATACTCAGGTGTAGTAGACGGTGGCTCTTTCTAAGCTC